TCAATACTATTCTGGTCAACAAGCTTTTGTATCACAAGCTGGTGCTAATCAAACTTTTAATTGTACTTTTAATACTACATTAGTTGATTCACCTATAGCAAATTATACTGTAGAGAGAAATGGAACTGCGTTAAATGTTAATCAATATAAAGTTGCTAATAATTTAGTAACTGTGTTTATTTCTTTAGCAGCTAATGATAATATATTAGTTAAGTTAACTCAAACAACTATAAATAACAACTATGGTAGTTATGAGTATATAACACTAGGTGATATTATAAACAACTTTATAGTAGGTTATGTAGGCGCTGGTAAACTTATAGCTGGGTGTAAAAGAACTGATATAATGTTTCATGCTAAAAGAGGTTTACAAGAATTTAGTTACGATACATTAAAATGTATTAAATCTCAAGAGCTTACAATACCACCTAGTTTATCTGTAGCAATACCACAAGATTATGTTAACTATGTTAGATGCTCTTGGATAGACGATGTTGGTGCTAAGCATATAATATATCCAACTAGAGTTACTAGTAATCCAAGAGAATTGCCAATACAAGATGATACTGGTATACCCACGCAAGATAACAATGGCAACAATATAGAGTCTGATAATTCTATAACCGATGATAGGTGGGCAGCTAGATCTTTAAATGTAGAAAATCAACCAGATGATTATAGAGTACCTAGAAGAGATTTTTTATTAGGCCAAAGATATGGTCTTCAGCCAGAAGAAGCACAGGTAAATGGTGTATTTACAATTAATAAAAGATTAGGTAAATTTTCTTTTTCAAGTGACTTAGCAGGTAAAGTTATAATAATAGAATATATATCTGATGGCTTAGCTGTAGATGAAGATATGAAAGTACCTAAGATGGCAGAGCAAGCTATGTACATGCATATATCACATGCTATATTATCAGGTAGATCTAACATACCAGAATACATTGTAAATAGATTTAAGAGAGAAAGATCTGCAGCACTTAGAAATGCTAAAATAAGATTGAGTAATATTAAAACAGGAGAAATAGCTCAAATACTTAGAAATAAAGCTAAATGGATTAAACATTAAGTATGCCAGAGATTAAAAATACTTTTTTAAAGTCCAAGATGAACAAAGACTTGGACGCTAGACTTATACCTAATGGCCAATATAGAGATGCGCAAAACATAAGCGTAAGTAGATCTGAGGGTGCCGACGTAGGTGCTTTAGAAAATATACTTGGTAATACTAAATTAACTCAAAGCGGTCAAGATTTAAAAACTAAAATAGAAAATTTAGAACTCGCTAAAGCAAATGCTAAGCACACTGGCGCTACTTTAAGACCAGGCGAAATAACTTTTCCAGGTTTAGAAATAATTGGTTATTATATGGACGTATCAAGCGATTCAGTTTATTTATTTTTAACTGATTATACAGATTCTTCAAATGATCAATTAAGTAATTTTGCACCAGCTGACAATTCTACAACTCCTGCACCTACTACTTTAGTATACAAAGGTGCTGGATGTTATATAGTTAGGTATTATGTTAATACATTTACTTTTAAAGTTTTAGTAGCTGGTAATTTTTTGAATTTTTCAAAAACACATCCAATAATAAATGTAAACTTATTAGAAAATTTATTATTTTTTACTGACGACAGAAATCAACCAAGAAAAATAAACGTTGATTTAGCTAGTAATGATAGTTATGAGTTTTCTGGTACCGCAAATCCATATTATTTCAATGAAGATCAAATATCTGTAGCTAAGTTTGCTCCATATTCTCCATTTGAATTTATAGATAGCTCTAACAATAGCACTTTAATATCTAATCACGAAGAGTTTTTACCTGCGCATATTATAACAACCGCAGCAATTGGATCTGGTTCTAATCCTCCAAATCAATTTGTCAGTATAGTTGGTAATTATACAGATGTTACCACTAATGCAAATAACCCAGATATAAAAGCCGGTGATTTGCTTGTTGTACCAGTTCAAAAAGGACAAACAGTTGAAAAAGCTTATACAATAATAACAACTACACCAGGCGCTAATACTATTGTAGATATAGGTGTTGGAAATCCAACAGTAGATATTAATCAGTATAATAAAATAATAATAAAAAGAAAAAACCCAAATTATAACAACGCGTATAAAGGTGATACAAATATATTAAAAGATGATTTTGCTAAATTTAGCTATAGATTTAAGTATGATGACGGTGAATATTCTTTAATGGCTCCTTTCACTCAAGCTGCTTTTGTTCCTAAACAATTTGGTTATTTTACAGATATAGACGAGGAAGTAGCAGCTGAAGCTACAGATGTTAAGTTTATGGAAAATAGAGTTGATCAAATTAAACTTAACTTAAACTTACCTTTCGCGGCTGATAAGTTAGAGTCTAATCTTAAAATAAAAGAAATACAAATACTTGTAAAAAATTCAGATGAACAAGCTGTAAGAGTTATAGAAGATGTTGATATAAGCGTTTTAACTGCGTTAGGATCAGTTAATAGGTATGAGTACGACTACTTGTCAACTAAAGCGATAAAAACATTGCCAGAAGCAGACTTAATAAGAGTACATGATAAAGTACCTGTAAGAGCTTTAACTCAAGAAGTTGTAGCTAATAGAGTTGTTTATGGTAATTTTTTAGATAAACATAGCTCACCTGATAATTTAAACTATGATTTAGATTATATTAAAAAACCTCAAAATGGTAATTTAACTATAGAGTTTCCTACACATACTGTAAAACAAAATAGAAGTTACCAAATAGGTGTTGTATTAGTTGATAGATACGGTAGAGCTTCTAATGTAATACTTAATAAAAGTGAATTAATTCAAGAGAAAAATTCAACTATATATACTGAATATGAAAATTTTGGAGCAAATTGGAATCAATATTGGGGCAACAATTTACAATTTAATTTAAGAAATTTAATACCTAGCTCACTTTCTAAGCCGGGTTATCCAGGTTTATACTCTGAAACAAATCCTTTAGGTTACTATACGTATAGAATAGTAGTAAAACAACAAGAACAAGATTATTACAATGTGTACGTACCTGGTGCTTTAGCTGGTGAGTTAATTTGGGATGTAGCGCCGCAATGGGATTCTAATTCACCTCCAAGTTTAGAAGGAGCTACAGGTGTTATTGCTAATATAGAAAAGTATTTACCAAGTTTTTCCCAAGTAGATAGAATATCTATGATAAATCTTTTTGGTGACAATATAAATAAAATACCAAGAGAACTTAAAACATCATCTAACGCTAACGACACTACTTTTGGTAGTGAAACTAGACTTTTTAATAGGGTTAACCCTATATATGATGGTACAAATTCTTATAATACTCAATCAACAGTTAGTGCTAGTGGAGAAAAAGTTGTATCAATAGAATCTTTTAAAGATTTAGGTGATTGGACTACAACTAAAGGTGATGGTTTTCCATTTGGTAGTCAAGATATTACTATTCCTCCACAGCCTTTTTATCCTTACTTTGTTTCTCAAGATGGTAATAACCCATATGTTTTGAATTTTCACGACATTTTTTTTAATTCACAAGCTAATCCATTTATAGCAACTATAGAAACTGATTTTAAAATAGGTGCTACTCCTAGTTACACTAACAGTGACGGTACAAACATAGGTGATCCAGTAGATGGAAGCAATGACGATGATTTACGCAACGCTAAATTAAAAATAGAAAGAGCTTGGCAAGATCTTGGTGTATTTGAAACTAAACCTACTAAGTCATCGATAGACATATATTGGGAATCGTCTTCATCTGGTTTAATATCAGACTTAAACAATGAAGTAAATATTGGTGTACCGTTTGGTGTAAAAGATACAATTGGTAACAGTACACTCAATTATCCTAATACAATACAATACTCACATGTAGAAGATTATGTTTCTGGTAGTACTTTAACATTAAATTTTAATTTTGTTGATAAAGATAATAATATTATAAATACGCCATCTACAGTTGTTTTAGATAAAGTTTTTGATGGTAACTTAAATGACAGAACAAATGAATTTTCTATATTCCCTATAAATGATCATACATATGAATTAAGAAGTAGTTCTACTTTTGTTTTTAATGCAAATGCTAGTGTAATAGAAAATTATACATTTCATTTATTAGCAACTGACGACTCTGGCTCTAATTTATATGAAAACGTACCACTACAAATAAGTAATTGTCAATTACAAAACGCTTCACCTTCTTGGATAAATCAACCTAATTCTAGCTACAATATAGATGTACCAACTAATTATTTTGTTTTTTCTATAAACTTAGGTGATGTTGTAAATGGATCTGCTAATTCTAGTAGAAATACAGAGCAAATAGTATATACAGTTGAAGATTCTAGTGGAAGTTCTAATCCAGGTAATGGGGCTTCTGATTTTGAAGTATTATCAAATACACCTGCTTATAGTTTATATGCTAAGCAAAGTGTCTCTATAGGCACGTATAGTTTAGTTATAAAAGCTACTGACGCAAACGGTAATGGTAGGTCAGTTTTATCTACAACTTTTACAGTTACAGTAACTTAGTAATAAAAAATATAAATAAGTGATTATATACTATGGCTATTAATATAAAATATTTTAACTCTTTTGTTTTAAAGAAGAATGTTAATAATATCACTTCAAATGCTAGTAGATCTGCTTATATTCCTGTTTTTCCTGGTTTACCTTGGGATCCTGTTGATTATCCAATATTTCCATCTTCTAGTGCTAACGCTAGTGGAAGAACAAACCAAACTTCATCTATTCAAAATGATAGAAATTGGATAATTGAAGAGTCGAGAATTAGGGGTGGTTTTAATGAAGTTGAAACAGGTTATGGTGTAAGAGCTTATTTAAGAGAAAACTCAAGTGAACAATCAAGAAGATCAAACGCTCTTATATATTCTGGCGTATTTAATTCTATAACAGATCTAAATGAAACAAATGTATTTTCAGTTGGAGAAGAAATAACTAAAGCTGTAGATCCTAATTATGGATCGATACAAAAGATACATGCGTTAGATAGTAATTTAGCTATATTTCAAGAAAACAAAATAAGTAGAGGTTTAATAGATAAAGATGCTATCTACTCTGCAGAAGGATCTAGTACTGTAACTTCTACTAACTTAGTCATAGGTCAAGTAACTCCTTATGTAGGTGAATATGGCATTAGTAAGAATCCTGAAAGTTTTGCTAATTTTGGAAGTAGAAGGTATTTTGTAGATAAATATAGAGGTAAAGTAATGAGATTATCAAATGATGGTCTTACAGAGATATCAGGTTATGGTATGTCAGATTTTTTTAGAGATAACTTAAGTGAAATAATAGATACTTTTATACCTACAACTATACCTTTAACGTACGCAGGTTCTACATCTACAAATCCTTTTAGAATATCTGTAACACAAGCTAATGCATCGTCTATAGAAAAAGGCATGCAAGTTGAAATACCACAAACTAATGGCACTACTGTAATAGCTACAGTTGTTGGTATTTTAGATACAACTAAAATATTTTTAAGTAATAATCCAGGTTTACCTATTTCTACTTTAGATGCAATAAAGTTTACAAAATACAATAAAGAAAAAGTGATAGGTGGATGGGATAATTATAATTCTAATTACACAGTATCATTACAGAAACAAACTAATTTTACAGGAACTGAAGATACTTTTTATTATACTGTTTCCTTTGAAGAGGACATTAATGGTTGGGTAAGTTTATTTACTTATAAACCTAGATTTTTAGCTAGTTTAAAAAATAAATATTACACTATAAACGGTTCTGAATTATACGAGCATTACTCAAACCAAAATAGAAATGAATTTTATGGAGTTAGATCTGAATCAAATATAACATTTGTTTTTAATGCTAATCCATCAATACAAAAAGTATTTAAAACAGTAAACTACGAAGGTACTAACGGTTGGGAAGTAGATTCATTTATTTCAGACGCAGAGGGATTTGATTTACAAGGTATTAATTATAGAGAATATAATGATAAATCTAAACCAGTAAAAAGTTATGATGAAGGTGTATATGTTGAAAATGGTGTTGAGTATAGGGTAGGTTTTAATAGAAAAGAAAATAAATATTTCGCTAACTTAGTTAGTGATAGTACAGCAAGACCTGGTGAGGTTTTATTTGGTAATGAAACAACAGGTGTAAAAGGGTTTTTTACAACAGTAAAAGTTTCTACAGATGCTACAACAGATGTAGATAGGGTTAAAGAGCTGTTTGCTGTATCAACAGAATTTGTAGTATCATCAAGATAAAATATTATGGGTAATTTTTTAGACAACATAAGTTCTGCTATAAGTGGAAATGAAAAAGAAGCTGCTTTAGTTTTAGAAGCTCTTAAAGTTGTTCCTGCTATAATAGGATTTAATCAAGCTAATAAAGCTAAGCAAAAAGAAGGTGAATATCTTCAAGATATAAAAGACTTAGAGGCTTCAAGACAAAAATTAGTAAATCCTTACGCGCAAGTTTCAAATCCATATAAAGATTTAGCTGTAGCTACTAAAGCTGCTGAAATGCAAGCTGAGCAAAGTGATATAGCTTTAGCAAACACTTTAGATGCGTTAAGACAAACAGGTGCAGGTGGTGCAACTGCTTTAGCACAAGCTGCTTTAAAATCAAAACAAGGTATAGCTGCTAATATAGAAAAACAAGAAATACAAAATGATAGATTAGCTGCGCAAGGACAACTTCAGGTTGATCTATATAGAGCTAAAGGTGAAGCTGATGTAATAGGTATGCAAGAAAAGAGAGAAGAAGCGCAGTTAGATAGATTACAAGGTTTAGCTGATATTGAAGCCTTAATAAGACAACAAGGTTTAACCAGCGGTGTAGGAAGTGTTAGTTCAATGCTTAGTGGTGGTGCTAAAGCTTTAATAAATCCACAAGCTACTGATTTTTCTGGTATGATGGGTATGGACCAAGGTTATGGTGCTACACCAACTGGTACTACTTTAGGTGCAGATCCAGATACAGGTGAACTTATGTCATTTGCACCAAAATAAAATATAAACATGGCAAAGCAACAAACAAGAGGAAGTATAGGTTCATATAGAAAACCAGGCACTGCTAGAGCAACGTTTGATCCAGCAGGTGAAATATTAAAAGGCATTGAAGATGTTCAAGTAGATGTAAGTGAAAGATTTAAAACTGTAAGAGAGTTTGAAGATGCCGCTGCTACGAGAAGGCAAGAGATGATAGACAGCGTTAAAGAAGGTAAAGGTATGGATGACTTCTCAGCTGTTGATTCAATACAAGAAGGTTTAATGAAACAAATTGATGAACTATATAAATTAGATATAGAATCTTTTGAAGGTAATAGAGCAGATTTTAACAAAAAAAGAAATCAAACCCAGAAAGTGATAGGTATGATACCAACCTTAATGGGGTTGATTGATCAAGAAGGTGAAGTGTTAAAAGACAAAGAGTTGTCAGGTAATTTTATTAAAAGTTTTTTAGCTAGTGATAATGATGAAGGTTATTTTAACTTTATAAAAAACGCTAGTAGAGGTGGAGATAAAATATCTTTTAAAATAAAAGACGGAGATATTATAGCACAGTTAAATGGTAAAGACGTGTTTAGTGGTAATGCTTATATTAAGGCTAAAAAAGATGGTTTTGATTTAGTTAATTACGCGGGCGATTATACTAAAGAATTAAATGCAGCAGACGCGCAAGCGTATAAAGGGCTTGATGATGTAGTATTAACTAGGATACAACAAGATTTAAATAGTGGTTCTGAGCTTACTGAAACTCAAATAGAAGATTATACAAAAGCTAAAAAAGAATACGAAAGAAGACTTAGAAGTGGTTTAATAGCTTTACCTGTAAATGAATCAACATATCAAACTTTTACAAATTATGGTGATAAAGTTGTTATCGACGGTAGGGATAAAATGCAAGCTATGCCTTTTGAAGGCAATGATAACCAAGTTAAAAGCACTAAAGATTCAATGATTAATTTTTTGATTAACAATCGTTTTCCAGGCGGTGATCAAGTTACAACAAAAATAACTGAAAAAAGTGGAGCTTTATTAAGTCAGTATCAAAAAAGAGTTTTAGCTAATAAAGACAAGCAAAGACAGTTAATTGAAAAAATGGATCAAGAATTAAAAGATTCTTTAAAAACAGACTTAAGTAGAAATGTTAAGCATGCTAGAGAAGCTTATTACGGTGCTAAAGGAGAATTAGGTAGTGAAGAAAGAGCTAATTTCATAAGTAATGTATTAAACGAAGCTGGGGCTGACACTAATGTAGAAAAAGAAGGTGGTGTTTATAAAGTATTTGATGAAGCGGGAGAAGTAAAAGGATTAGATACTTTTAAAGGTTTAGTAGATTTATTAAACAAATTAACAATATTTGATATTACAGACGCAGATAAACCTTTAAGTCAGAAAGATGTAAACGCTAGAGATATATACGTTAAAACGTACATTGCTGGTGCTATAAATGAAATGGGTGAAATAGAGCAAGTTTATAAACCTAGAAACGAAGAAGAACAAAAAGCAGCTATAGAGCAGATGAAACCAGGCGATGCTATAATAACTATAGATGGTCAATTTATGAGAAAGTCAAAAGGAAACGCTAATAACGCATCAAGATTTAATAAATGAACGAAGAAGCTTTAAAATATTCATACGATCTTTTCACTAAAGATGGTTACAATGGTTCTTTGCAAGATTATAAAGATTTAATATCAACAGACAAAGAAGCTTTAGAATATTCTCACAGTTTATTTACTAATGATGGTTATTCTGGTGATATAGGTAACTTTAGTAACTTAGTAATAGGTGAAGATGAACAACTAGATAATATACAAAAAGTAGACGTATTAGAACCTGAAATAGAAACTAGTGAAGACCAACTTGAACCTATAGAAGTTGAAGTAGTAGACGCGCCTAAACAACAGTTTGATATATACTCTAAAGAAGGTAAAGACGCTGTCAAGCAATACGGTTTAGATTTAAGAAATAAATATAATACATCTTTTGAAAGCATTAAATCTGATGCTAGTTTATCTCTTGAGCAAAAGAAAGAAAAATATAAAACTGAATTAGCTAACTATAAAAAAGATATAGAGGAATTTGATAGTGCTATATTTGAAGCACAAAAAAACTTTGATATACCAGTAGCTTTTGCCCAAGGTTGGATGGGAACTGGTAAAGGTATGATGGAAGCTGTTAAAATGCCAGCGGCTCAAGGTATTGACTTAGCATTAAGACTATTTGATCCTGAAACAAGTAAAGATCCTAAGAAAAGAGGTGAAATAATGGACTATTACATGGGAAAAATAGATGACTTTCTTATGGTAGATGAAATAGATGATGCTATAAGAGGTTTAGATAAATACAGATATAAACCAGGTAAAGGCGTTACAGAAGTTTTTGAAGAAGATGGCGGTATGAATTTTGCAGGTGCTGGTAGAAAAATAGTAGCTGGAATAGCTGAGTCAAGTCCATCTTTAGTGGCCGCATCTACAGGTCCAGTAGGTTTGTCTATATTAGGTATTAGTGTAGTTGGTAATACTTTTTCTGAAAAAATTAAAGAAAATCCAGATCAGAATATAAATAGGATGATATTGAACTCTACTTTAGTTGGTGGTACTGAAGTTGCTTTTGAGTTAATGACAAGAGGTTTGTTAAAAAAAGCCGGTATAATAAGAACTAGAGACGGAGTTGACGCTGCTAGACAATTTATACAAGGTGGATCAAAAGAAATATTAAGAAAGTATGGGTTAGATCCAACCAAAGAAGGTTTTAGTGAAGCTATGACTAGACTTACTACCGATTTAATAGATGCTGCTATAGATCCAAACGTTAATTTTGACGGTAGTAAGACTTTGAGAGGTATGATAGATGAAGGTCTTATAGGTTTTGGTACTGGTACTGGTATAGCTGGTACTGGAGCTTTAAAAAGCAACAATCCAGCCGTAAAAGAAGCATCTGCACTTTTTTTAATGCCTATACAAGACAAGCAAAAAATTGGTGATTTAGCTAAGCAAATGGAAGGTATTTATAACGAATATCAAGATGCTAATGCCGCTGATAAAGAAATATTAAATGAAAGATCTGTAACTATATTAAACGAAATAGCAGATATAAAAAAGAAAAATATTAATAACTTAAATTCAATGAATGAATCAGAGTTATTAGAGTATGGAGCTAATGTAGATAAAGTTAAAAATATATCTGAGCAAATATCTGAATCAGACAATGCAGAGAATATAGGTTATAAAACAACTCAAGTAAAAGATATACAATTTAACAACCAACAAATATTAGATAAAGCTAGACAAAGAGCGTTTGATAAAAAAGTTAATTTATTAAAAGAAACAGGAAATTTAGTTTTAGAAGCTGACGATGCTATAAGAATAGAAGATGCTATTAAAGAAATAGAAAAACAAACAGGCGAAAAAGTAGATAGATCTCAAATAGAAACTAATCCAGCTAATTTTCAATTTGAAATATATAACGAAAACAACGTAGACGAAATATCTGAAAAATATAATATTCCTGTAGAAGATTTAATGCAAGAATCAGATGGTAATTATATTGCTCAAGAAGGTATTATATTAATGAGTGAAGAAGCTGCTGATGGCGTATTAGAACATGAATCAGGTCATATGTACTTAGACATTGGTTTAAGTAAAAAGGAAAATCAAAATCTTGTTTTTTCAATGGCTGAAGTAGTTAAACAGGAAATTGATAAAGTAAATCCAGAAATAGGTAAAATATTAGATACTCAGCTTGAAAAGTATAAAAAAGATCCTAGATATACAGCTAAAGATGTTGCTGAAGAAGTATTAACTTATTACTTACAATTAAAGAAGCAAGGTGTATTAGGTAATCAAGATGCTGTTAATACTGAAACTAGTAATATACTTAAAAAGATATACAATAGTTTAGGTTTTGGTAAAACAAAACCAATAAACTTAAATAAGGATAATGTTGTTTACTTATTAGATGATTATTTAAATTCATTAAAAAATGGCAAGTTAAATAAACAACAGAAAGAATTTGCTAGAGGTAATTTTAAAGTATCACCAGAATTAACAACAGGAGAATTAGTTACAAGAGGTAAAAAAATAGCTGAAGATGTTAAAGATTATTCCACTGCTTATGTTCAAAAAAACGATAAAAGTGGATTAGTAGAAGTAGAAACAGAAACTAAACAAGATGGTGACGTAGATAAAGTAACTTTCAAACAAAAAACAACTAATAAAAAAGGTGAAGAAAGAACACAAAACTATAAATCATATAACAACGTTGATGAGTTAATAGAGGATCTTAATATAACTGACGAAGAAACTATAGAAAATTTAAGAGGAGCTGCAGAAGCTGGTGTTGGTTTACCAAAAGTTAATGAAGTTAGAATAAACAATAAAACAGGTCAAAGAGCAGCCGAAGTTGTTGTTGGTGCTAAGTTTCAAGTTACTTTAGATGCTACTGAAGAAGCTATTGTTAGAAAAGAAGCTAAAGCATTTAAAAGTGATCTTATACCTATAAATAACTTAATACCAGAAACAGTTGTTACTCAGCAAGATTATTATTCGCCAAGAGTTTTTAATCCTATATTTAATAATGGTAATCTAGCACCTGAAATAGTTACTTATATAACAAAAAGAACTGAAGGTAATCCTACATTAAGAGCTGAAATAATAAACAGCGTTAGAGAAAGATTAATAAATTTTGATCCTCAAAAGAAACGAAAAGACGGAGCTGAAGTAGGTCCAAAAGGTTTTGGTGAATTTATATTTGCTAATGTTAATTTTGGAACTAGAACCGCGAAAAAAGTATTAGCTAAAGAAGCTGAAAAAAGACGTAGAGAAGTAAGCCAAGAAGAAGAATTTGTTAAAGATATAGCTGCACCAACGGAAACTAGAACTGAAGATAAAAAACCTAAGCCAACTAAAAGATCTAGAATAGTTAGGGATTTTCCAGAAATATTTGATGAAGAATTTAAGGATGAAGTTGAAATAGCTAAATTTGAAACTTTTGAAGGCGAAATACCTGACCCTGATTCAAAAGATTTTAGAGGATTTTTTACTGATGTGTCAAGAGCTAAGTTAACTAAAATGGTTAAAGACAAATTAGGTAAAGGTAAGATGTATGAGTTTAATGTTAAGAAATTAGCACCTAAAATTAAAGAATATTATCCTATATCCTGGTTCGTTAGAATGGAAGGGCAAACAAAACCTGAAAATAGAATATTTACTAAAGGTCCAAGAAAATTAACAAAGCAAGCAGAAATTAATGCTGCTAGACTTAATGATAAAGTGTATGTAGAAAACATTGCTCAAGGAGTTAATATGTACGAGTTCAAGGAATTTACACCTAAACAATTATCAGATTTTTTACTAGCTCCAGCTATAAATCCAAAAACAGGAAAGCCTAGTGGTTTAAGAGGTACTAGAAAAGATGGTCTCTCTGAAGGTACTGTTGATTTAATAAGTGCAGATGCTACACCATCAGTAGTGCAAAGGATTCCTAAGTTAAAAGAAAAAGTAACTAAAATTGCTGAAAAAGTACGAAGAGAACCTGATGCTAAGTTTGCTAAAAAAATAGATGGTTTAATACAAGTAAGTTCAACATTTGAAGGAGATATTAGAAACATAGATGGCCTTTTAAAAAGTTCTATAGGAGAAACTATATATAAGCACGACAGTAAAGAATCTATAGATGCTTTTTTCCAAGATATAGAAAATGTTTGGGTGCCAAATTTACCTAAAAGTATTATAACAAAAACAGTTATAAGACCTAGTAATAGAATATTAAAAAATAAAGGTAAAATTGAAATAACTGTAGATGGCGAAAAAATGACTACAGATGATTATTTTAAAATAAAAAGAGAAGAGTTTTTAAATAAAGATTTAAAATATGGAAAAGAATTTATCGGTGATGGAGGTAAATACAAATATGGCATAACATATGGTAAGTATTTTGGCACAACACCAGAGCAGATAGAAAAAGCTAATAAAGATGGAAAAATAAAATCTATAAATAAGATGCACTCTAGTATGCATCAACAGCTTTGGGAAAGGGTAAATAAATCTATAAGAAACAATCCTAAAAATGCTAAAGTTTGGGGCAATTATTTTAGTTTAGTAGGTGTAGATGTAACCCACCCGCATAGAATGGGAGCTGAAATGATTGGTTGGTCTATTAATCCAAAAGGTTATGATGGTAAGTTATACGAGTGGGAGCATGCTATGCCAGCGACTAGAGCTTATCTATACTTACTTGGCGCATCACTTAATCCAGAGTATAACTTTGAAGCTTCTTATGATTTTATTATGAAAAATTTTAAACTAATAGCTTTAGATAATTTTGATGATAAAATAAAGTTGAAAGGTGCTGGTAGAACAACAAGCATGGGTGATGGTTGGAATATAATAACAGATTCTTGGCTTAAAAGATATTTTGATACTCCAGTAGCTAGTATAAAAGGTGGCATAGATCCATCTTCAATAATGGGTTTAAATAATAAAACTTTTGCAGATGAGTTTAGCATAGATGCTAATGGAAATACCTCTACAGTAAAAATATTAACTCTTCAAAAACAAGCTAAAAAAATTAATGAAAAAGAATTATCTAATGCTGTAGCTAATTTTAAAGATATGTCAAATGAAGGCGTATTAAGTTACGCTGCTACACTAGACAATGCTTTAGCTAACGCTAGAAAACTAGATGCGCCAGTTAAAAAAATTAGGGTATTTGATTTTGATGACACATTAGCTCAAACAAAAAGCTTAGTATTCTATAATAAACCTAGCGATACTAAAACAGTTAAGCCAAAGTTAAAAGCTATAGTAATGGCAGGACCTCCAGGAGGTGGCAAATCAAGCATTATAAAAGGCTTAGGTTTAGTTAAGGATGGTTTCAAAGAAGTTAATCAAGATATATCATTAGAGTGGCTTAAAACAAAAGAAGGTTTACCAGCTAAAGAGTCTGACTATACTAAAGAACAAAAGAGTATGCGATCTAAACTTGGTGCTCAAGCTAGAAAAATAGCAGCAAGAAAATTAGATAAGTTTGCTAAACAAGGTGATGGTATTATATTAGACGGTACAGGCGCTTCTGTTGCAGCTACTGAAGCTAAAATACAAGCGTTAGAAGAGTTAGGTTATGAAGTGTCAATGATATATGTTAATACACCTAAAGAAACTGCCATAGCTAGAAATCAAGCTAGAAAAGAAAGATCATTACCTGACTTTATAGTAGAAAAAACTTGGGATGCGGTAGATGCTAATAGAAATGTTTACGCAGGTAGATTTGGCGATAAGTTTTACGAAATTAATACAGAAGGTTTAAAACAAGGTGAAGTACCACAAGAAGTTTCAGATGCTATTAGAAGTGATCTAGCAGCTGAAGAAAGAGGTAGATTAACAGCTGAAGAGTTTGCTAAGCAAGGTAAAGACTTAGTTGATCAAGGTTTTGTTATGGACTTTTCTGACTTTAACATTGTAAGAGAAGGAGAGCGTGGTCCACTATTTGATGTAGCTAAAAAGATTAGAGATGCTAGAGGCAATGAAGATTTATTTGTGCTTACTGCTAGAGCACCTGAATCAGCTGATGCTATATATGAGTTTTTAAAATCTGAAGGTTTAGAATTTAAAAAAGAAAATATAATTGGTTTAGGTAATTCTACTGGAGCTGCTAAAGCTAATTGGGTGGTAGACAAAGCAGCTGAAGGTTACAATGACTTTTATTTTGCAGACGATGCTTACGCTAATGTTGAGGCTGTTCAAGATGCTTTAGATCAAATAGATGTTAAGTCTAAAGTTCAACAAGCTAAAGTTAAGTTTAGTAAATCTATAAATAAAGATTTTAATAAAATTATAGAACAAACAACTGGCATTGCATCGGAAAAAAGATATTCAAAAGCTAAAGCTAAAGTACGTGGTGCTGGTAAAGGAAATAAAAAATTCTTTATACCTTATTCAGCTGAAGACTTCATGGGATTAATATACCCACTATTAAGTAAAGGTTCGTTAGGCGATAGTCAAATGGCTTGGTTCAAAGAGCATGTACTTGATCCATATGGTAGAGCTATAGAAAATTTATCATCTGATCGTATACAAATGATGCAAGATTTTAAAGAACTTAAAAAATCATTAGAAGTTCCAAAAGATCTTAGAAAGAAAACTGAAAGTGGTTTTACTAATGAACAAGCGGTTAGGGTTTATTTATTTAATAAAGTTGGTCATGAAGTACCTGGACTTTCTGAAACTGATTTAAAAGAGTTAATAGATATAGTAAATTCAGATGGTAAATTAAAAGCGTTTGCAGATCAAATATTATCTGTAACTAAAGGTGATGGTTATGTGAAACCAGCACAAGAATGGCTAGCTGGTACTATAACTACAGATCTTATAGATTTACTTAATACAACTAAGCGTAGAAAATATTTAGAACAATCAGGTTACTTAGATAACGTTAATGAAATATTTAGCGAAGAAAACTTAAACAAACTTGAAGCTGCATATGGCGCTAAGTATAGAGAGGCTATGGAAAACATTTTAGCTAGAATGAAGTCTGGTAAAAATAGGATGTTTTCAGGCAGTAGATTAAGCAATAGAGTGTTAGACTATATAAATGGTTCTATTGGTACTATAATGTTCTTCAATACTAGATCAGCGGTACTTCAAACAATATCATCTATAAACTTTTTAAATTGGT